TAAATCAATTAACTTAACGATGTCATCGCCTGCTAATGAAGTATTGTCAACTGCATCATAGACAGGAGATGTAATTATATAGGGTCTAGGTAAATTACCCGGATGCCCTACTGTACCACCACCAGTGATGGTTCTATCATAAGTAGCCATAAATTAATCCTCCCTTAATCTAAGCTAACAACAGCACGACACATTGCTTCAGGTCTGAGTACCTTTCGACCAAACACGTGAAGTCCTCTAACTACGTCAGAGAAACTTTCTGTTGATCGAACTACTTCAGTCTTTGCAATATGAGATGCAGTAGCAGTTGAAGACATATGTCCAGCTAATAGGATGTTTTCAGAACCATCAGTAGCAAGACCTGATAATGTTACCTCATCAGTACCAGCAGTTGAATTTAATGCTGTAGTCTTATAGCATGAAAATCCTGCAATGTTACCGAGAGACACAAGACCATTTCTTAATGGTGATGTCTGATCGCCTGTTACCTGAACTTCGGCAAATTTTGCACCTGCTGAGAATAGATGCTTATAGAATAATGGTGGTGCAACAAACCATCTGTTTTCTTCTGGAACAGATTGATCGTCTAATGCACTTGCCATTACAAGCATAGTATTTACAGCAGTATCTCCCGGAGTAGTTGCACCACCAATATCAAGAGCAGAACCTAATGTTCCGATACCTGAAATTTGTTTTGTGGTAGCACCTGACTCGCCAGTTAGACCTGCGTTAGTTGCCATTAGATCTAAAACATTCGCATCATACTTTCTCTTGAGAGAGTATGCACCAGATGATGTTGCCAATGCTTCAAAGTTAACGTGTGACTGACGCTCTTCAATGTCGTCAATCTTAAACGCAAATGCGTTTGCTTGGTCAACAACCATAGTAATTTGGTCGTCTGCCAAGTCTTGAGTGTTAACCACAGCACCTCTTGTGTAAGCAGATACTGTAATTGTCGGTTCTTTGATAATATTAACCGTATCGCCAAAGTTCTCGATTTCGCCAGCATAGTCTGTATTAGTTATATCTTCTACAACCGATGCTCTGCGAAAGAATTTAAGAACTTTTTGGCTAAAAATGGACGGTGTAAAATTACCACTAGGCAGGTTACCGTGACCTGCAGCTGAATCAAAAGCCATCGCTTTTCCCCTTTAAAAGTTGTTAAAATTAAGAATTAAAATCAATACGACCTTCTATTCTAGCTAAATCAATGTCTTTTTCAAAACGTTCAAACTCCTGTGCTTTGAGTCTAGAAATCTCAGAAGCTTTCCATATGCGTTTACCAGCGTTAGAATCAACAGTTACCTCTCTTGCTTTTGCAGGAGTTATTGCTGATGCTGCAGTTGGTTTTACTGCTTTTGGTTTTTTAACAATACCAGCATCTACTTTGTAGAGGTCTATAACTCTAGATGCCCATAAAGCATCTGTGTTGTTTTTATATATACCATCTGCTAAAGATGCAGGTTGTGTCTCTAACCAATCAAGAAACTTCTTGTCTTTTCTAATGTCATCAAAATCAGGATGCTTTCTCAGTAGTTCTTCATAAGCTTTCTGAACAACCAAATTCTTTTCACGTTCACGAATTGTTTCCAACTCTTTATGAAGTTCTTTTGATTTTTCTTCGGCTTGTTGATGAGCAACAGTCTGTACAACTGCGTACACATCTGGATATGCTGTTTTAAATTCTTCTAACTCCTCTGGAGTTTTTGGCATTTGAACATTAGTTTTTTGAGATACGGATTCTTTTATTGCGTTTTCTAATTCGCTTTTTTCAGTCTTCCATGTCTCAAGCTTTTGATCATAATGCTTTTTTAAATCATCATATCTTTTTTTAAAGTCAACTTCGTCAGCTTGTTTTGACTCAACGAAACTTGTATTTTCTTTTACCGTGGCTGCTTCTTCAGCAGGGGGTGTCTCTACTTCCTGTTCTTCATCATCTTTGTAAACGTCTTTACGATATGCATTTCTGTACAGGTTTTCGTTATTTATAGTTCCAAAGGAATCATTGTTTTTATTAGCTCTGTGGCCGCTTGGTTTTTTTGCCATGATAATTCTCCTTCTAGCAGTGCCACATGGCTTGGGGTGGCTGCTCGGTTATGTAGGGCTGCATTATTGCAGGTAGCTACGTTAATTTTAAACGGAGTTAATATTGTAAAGAAGGTCTGTTTTGTAAGTATGTTCCAAACATACCTTGTCCACTTAAATCAACTTTATCGTCTAAAAAACTGGGTTGTGCAGATTTCTTCTGTATCCTTTCAGCAGGAGTTTCTGGTCTGGATACAGGTAACTCAGGTCTGTATATATCTTGAGGAGAAAAATAAATATGTTGTGATCCTTTTCCTCTCATATAATATATAGGCACATAAGTTCTATCTGCTACTTTATTCTTGAAATCTTCTGAGGTAGAAGCTTTTGGATTATAATAAAACAATGCTCCACCTGTAAAATCTTTTCTTTTTCCTGCTAACACATCTCTTGCCATGTCAACAGTTTTCATATAATTTCTGTATGCTTGTGGGTTTGTTACGAGTTCGGTTACATGTGTTCGCAGATCAGCAAACCCATCTTGTCCTTTTATCTCAAGCCCTGTAAACTGAAATGCACCACCAGCAGTTTGTCTGTTTAGTACATCTTTTACATTAAACTGGCTTTTAAAATCTTGATAGTCAGAGTTTATTCTGTTATTTACAACATGCATTACACTCTCAAGTCCTTTTTCACCTAAGATACTGGCTTCTGTAATGGCTGTTAAAGCTAAAGCTTCTTCATCAGACATTTGATTTAAAAACTCTTTTGTTGTTTTTCTTGCAGGTTCAGGTCCTCCGGGAAACTTTTCTTTTATTGCTTCATACAAGTTAAGCAACCCAGCACTAGGTCGAGTAGCAGGAAGATCAACTTCTCCCCCATTTGCGTATCCATCTAAAAACCCACCTGATGCTGCAACTCGTCTTTCAACTTCTGGTTTGCCTTGATCATTAAATTGATTTAATGTGTCGTATCCAATAGTTTCAGCAAGAGGTTTCTTAACAAGGAACT